CCAGAGCGAAGGCAGCCGCGACTTCAGATCGGGAAATTCTTCGCGCAACGTATGCGAAGTGAACCCCTTCACTTGGTAAAGCCGCCGGCTTCAGCCGCGCGGTTGCTTACAGCTATAAATTGTACGCAAGTACGCACCGCTTGTCAATACTATGCCTCCCGCAACAGAACTTTTTGGCCGTGCATGGCAAATCACCATCGACACACCAGCAAACGATAGCGGCCCCGGCGTGCGCTACATCATCAAGTCGAACTTCAACACCAACCCGCTCCAGACGCAGAGCGAGCCGCTGCGCATCGAGTTCAACGTGCGGCAACTGATGATGCTGGCGTATTGGGACGCCGACGTTACGATCTATAATCTGCGCCCCTCGATGATCTCGACATCGCAGGGCCAGACGCTCAGCGCAAATCAGCAAATCTCTTCCGGCGACGTGGTGACAATCAGCGCAGGCTACCAGGATCAGTCCGGCCAGTTCAACGCTGAGGGGAATGTCATCTTCTCTGGCGTAGTCTTTCATCCGGTCTGGACGCGCATCGGCGTGGTGGATTGGGTCTTGAAGCTGCGATGCCTCTGCGGCTTGATGGAGGACTCGCTAAACCTGGTGAGTTTCAGCTTGCCGGCCGGGGCGACGTATTATTCGTCGATGCAGCAGATAGGGAAAAAGGCGGGGATGGTCATCAACGCCGATTCCGATGCGATTGACCTCATGAGTGGGAAGTCGTTCCCGCGGCCAGTACCGATCCATTCGAAGCCGTTCGACGCGTTCCGCGAGTTGATGCAGCAGACGACCCTGTTCGCGTGGCTCCAACCGGCGGCGCCGGGAGCTGGCAATAAGCCCACCATGAACGTGCAGAGCTTTCGGACGCAACCAGAGCAACCGGACTTCACCTATGGGACGCCGAATATACCGCGGAATGTGACCGCCGGGATGTTCAACTACAAGCCAAGTTTGCTCGACGTTCCGCAGCAGATCGCGCTGCCGGCCGAGACGGGGATGGGCGTAACGATGATGGGCGCGACCTTCCGTGTGTTGATGGACTCTTCGTTGCGGATTGGCAAGGTCGTGCAGCTTGCGAAGGGCACTGTGGTCAACCCACTCCAGTTCACGCCATTCCAAGACTATCCGCCCATTGCCGCGCGCGATGCCATGTACGCCATAGCGGGGCTTCGGTATTATGGCGACTCGCGCGGCCAAGGTTCGAGCTGGTACACGGAAGTAACTGGCGTCAACTTCAATTTCTTCTCGAATTTCGTTAGGGCGATGAGCCCGCAGTTCAGCACGGCTCCGCAGGGGCCGGCGCAGTAGAACCCAATGCCAGCACCCGACTCTAACTTCGGTCCCAGCTTGGAAGAGCGCCTATCGCCGCAGACGGCTATTCTGCGGCAGCTCTCCACGGCCATTATGCAGAAGGCGCGCGTGGCGTTGCCTGGTGTGGTGAAGGCGTTCAATCCGGGGCCGCCAGCCACCGTGGACGTTGCGATTGCCACCGTCGAATACGTGTTCCAGAACGATATCCCCACTAAGTTGCAGCCGTACACGAACGCTCAGGCGCTTCCACTTCTTCAGCAGATCCCGTTGGCTGCTTATTGTGGAGGCGGCTGGAACCTGACGTTTCCCGTGGCGCCTGGCGACGAGGTGCTGGTCGTATTCAGCGACACCTGCATCGACGCGTGGTTTCAGAATGGGGCGCCGCTCGATCCATCGAACCCGCTGGGGATCAAAACCCAGTGGCCTGTCAGCCCGCGCCGGCACAACCTGGCCGACGGCATCTGCGCCGTCATGCTGCGCTCGGGGCCGCGGGGGCTCCAGGACTTCTCCACCACGGATATGGAGCTTCGCAACGATGCCGGGACCGTGAAGATCAGCCTGAGCCCAAACGGAGACATCTCCATCACGTCTCCAAATGGAACGGTAACAGTGAACGCGCAGAACGCCGACGTGAAGGCGAGTGTCGAAGCGAGCGTGATCGCGCCGACGGTGACGCTCGGGTCTGAAAGCATGGCGCGCGCGTTCCTACTTCACACCCATACGAGCGCAGCGTCCGGCAGCCCAACAGGCCCAGTATTATGACACCAACTCTTGCGCCAACTACGACAGCTCCGCAAATCCTGACCCGCAACTTGGATCAAAACGGAGATCCACTTCGCGGCCACGGCTTGCAGAATTTCGCGGTGGACATCGAGGCTCTCGGAATTATCCTGGCAGAGCGGATGCAATTCTACCAGGGCGACTGGTGGTTGGCGCTCAGCGAGGGCATCCCGCTGTTCCAGCAGATCCTGGGGGTTCCGAACACCAATCAGGGCGTAGCGATGATCCTGCGCAAGCAGATTCTCTCAACGATTGGCGTGACGGGGATCTCCGCCATGAGCGTGCAGTACAACGGAACGTCGCGGGCCTATACGTTTCAAGCTGTCGTGCAAACGGTGTTCGGGGATATCGCTCTGGCAAATGCGCAGCAAGGGCCGGGGACATTGGATTCCGGCTTGACGTGGGCGCAACTCGGCGGGATTCGGTGGTCTGTGTACTCTGGCGTTCGCTGGCAGTAGAGGAAATCAAATGCAAATCAAATCTGCGTTCGTTGGCGCGTTGATCATCGCGGCGTGCTCGCCTGTGATGACCGGACAGGGCGTGGTTGTCGTTCCGAACAACGTCGGCGCATCTTACCCGATCATCAATCAGAACTTTACGTGGCTGAATGCGAATAAGATGACATCGCCAGCTCCTGCCGGCCAAGTTATCTACACCGCTCCCGGCGCAGGGGCCGTGCCATCTACCGTACAGACATCCATCGCCGCACTTGGCCCGACTGTGATAGGGTATGGGGCATGCGGGGATGGGGTCTGCGACGACACCGCCGCTATTAACAAAGGGATTGCTTATGTTTGCGCCCATGCACCCTCTACATTGATCTTCCCGTCGAATAATACCTTTCTGATCTCCGGCCCATTGACGCCCTGCTCTGGGCTGACGCTGTATGGATACGGCGCAACAATTAAACTGGCGCTCGCGGCGGGGGCTTTCGACGCTTTCCAGTTCATTGCTCTAACCCAGCACGTGCAGATCCTTGGATTCACCATAGATATGCAGAACATCGCGGGGTGCTGGGCAATTCAGATGACCGGCACGGCTGGCGTATCTGGGTCAAAGTACCGTTTTGCCGATCTGCTTGTAAATTATGCCGGTGGTTCGGATGGCTCAGGCGGCGTGTTGGATATTGAGTCCACCGCAGAGACACTGACCTTTGCCGACAACATCACGAATGGCCATGGCATCCCTATTTTGGTTAACAGTGCCGCCGACACGCTTATCGTGGCAGAGAACCACCTGACAAGCGATATCAGCCGGTGCATCGACGTGCCCAACGACACCGGGGCAGCAACTAGTAAATTCCTCCACAACAATCTTACATGCACGGGTGGGGCATTTCGCAACCAAGCGACGAATGCCAGCCTCCAGGTGGTAGACAACGAATATGAGGCCACGGCTACGATCACGAACGCATCTTCGGCAGCGTTTGAGTTTCTTGCTGGAGACCTGGATGTTCACGGAAACATCGCGGGCATCCACAACTACGCGACGTACAACTACTACGTTGGGAGCGGCGTGGCTAGCTCCAATTTCTATGCCAACCGAGGATCAACGACAGGCTCCATTGCGGGCCGCTATATCTGGCACAACACGCCCGGCTATGATGTGCGGTATCGGGACAACATCTCCTACAATGTTAACGGAGCGAATCTCTACGACCACCCGATCAACTCAACCTACAACAACGTAGACGATCCGGCAGCTCCGCTGGTGGATGTGAGGCCGGAGTATTCATACCAGCGGCAGTATAACGCAGCGGGGCCATATCGACCGCAAACCTTTGGCAACACGGACTACCTCACACAATTTTTGAGCATCGCGCGTGGACCATACGGGCAGATGCTCCAGAGTCGCACAATGATCGGCGCGCCCGTCATTTTCGACGGCGTTAATCTTTACCTCACCACGTCTGGCGCTGGCTCAACGGCCACAGTCAGCGGATACACAGTCAACGCGCTGGATGTAGGGAAGGCGTTTTACTGGGCTGAGATCACTGGAGCGAATGCCAGGTATGTGGGGGGAACGATTAGATCTGTGGACACCGGGGCAAACACATGGACGTTCGCAACTCCAATCAGCACCGGCGCGATTACTGGCGGCGCGGGAACACTGGGTGGCTACTATCGCCAGAATCCGCTGGAAGTCGAAGGGCTAGAAGTCTACAGCACACAGCCCAAGGTAGACCCGTTCATTGGCATCCATGCGAACGCGACGCAGGGCGGGAATCTGTTTCAGGCATGGAACTATGCAGGGAATCTCGCATGGTATCTGTCCGCGTCGGCTGCGTCCATGGTGTTTGAAAACTCGTCAAGCTCATCCGTGACGTGGCTTAGTTCTTCAGGCCCATCCACCATTTGCGGGGCGCAAACCGCCTTCGGATACTGCGGTACGTTTACCAACTACCTGTTTGAGATTTACGCCAACAGTCTGCCCCACACCCTATTCCAAACCAACGGAAATTTGCAACTCGATACGCCAGGTGCGGCGTTTGTTGTGACAGATGCCGGACGCGTGGTGCGTGTTGGGGTTTCGGAAGTCTGCACAGTTGCACCAACGGGAATGACCATCGTGGGTGGCATCATCACCGCGATCACGGGTGGGACGTGTACGCCATAGGAATAACATGCAGCGCTTAACCATCACCGGAGGAACACCACATGGCTTATACAGCGCCTAGCGTCGGAAGCAGCGGCCTGAAGATTTCGACCTTCCAGGACTATCTCTCTGATCTGATCGCTAAGTTCCAGGCGATTTTTGGGGCGGCTGTAGTTCTTGACAGTTCCAGCCCCGACTACCAGGACATAGCCGTCCGCGCGCTTCAGGCTTACGACGCGGCTCAGTGCCTCCAAGCCGTCTACAATGGCTTCAACCCGCAACTTGCGATTGGCGCTGGCCTTGACCTGTGCGGTCGCATCATCGGGCCTGCGCGCAAGGCAGCGTCGTTCTCCACCGCGCTGGTGACGTTGACCGGAACGCCAGGGACAGTGGTGCTCAACGGGGCCGTCCGCGACGTGAATGGAAACTTCTGGAACGTGGCGTCTCCGGCAACCATCGGGTCCGGCGGTGCTGTGATCGTCATCGCGACCGCGCAGCAGACGGGTAATATTACGGCGAACCCAGGCGACATCAACCAGATCGTCACGCCCACTTCCGGGTGGACTTCGGTGACGAATGGCTCTGCCGCTGCGCCGGGTGCTGCGATTGAGCCCGACTCGGTGTACCGTGCCCGCCTGCTCATCTCCCAGGCACAGCCATCAATCACGCTGCGCGCCGGGACTGAGGCCGCCATCTCCGATCTGATCGGCGTGCTGCGCAGCGTCGTGTACGAGAACCAGTACGGATACACCACCAGCTACGGGATCTGCAATACGGCCAATTCTGACGGCGGATCACCAGCCAACAGCGATGTGATGTGGGTGGCGTTGGGCTTCCCGCTCGATGCCAGCGTGGTTGGCCAGCAGGTGAATATTGGCGGGACCACCTACACGATCACTGGCTATGTCGGCGCGGGCATCACCGGGCTTGGAGAGATCACATTGAGCGCCGCTCCAGGAACCCAGACGGCCGTGCCGTTCTACATTGGCGATGCCATCGCGCTCGGGCCAGCCCACTCCATCACCTGCGTGGTGGAGGGTGGCGCGGCGACGGATATCGCGCAGGCGATCTACGGCAACCGCGGTATAGGGCCGTACACTTGCGGGACCACCGCCATTGTGGTGACGGATCTAAACAACGCCAACACCACGATGACCATTCGGTTCTACGTGCTGGCGTACACGCCGATCTACGTCACTTTGAACGTGCATCCGCTAGTTGGCTTCACCACTGCCACGCAAGCCGCCATTCAGGCCGCTGTGGTCACATACCTGAACGCTCTCGGCATCGGGCAGACCGCGGTGTGGAGCGAGATGTTCGGCGCTGCGGTGTCGGTGAATCCAAATCCCAACACGCCGCTGTTCTCGATTCGCTCGCTGTATTTGGGAACGAGCGCCTCGCCGGCAGCGACTGCTGACGTGCCAATTTCCTTCGCCAGCGCGGCTTCCGGTGCAAACGGAAACGTAATCGTAAACTTAGTGTAAACTACCGCCAGCGGATAGCAAGCGGGGACTCCCGCGCAATGGTTTTATGATCCTAGATCATTCTCCGTACGCTCTCATCCCGGAACCCGCTCCGCCCGCGCTGCCAGCCCGGCGAACGTCTTTTACCGACGCTGCGTTCAACACGCTGGTGGTGCGGCTTACCGATGCCACGGATGGTGCGGTGAACCGCATTTCATATGGGATCTGGCCAGCCTTCAACTGCGACTACACCAGGATCTTGATTCAGTGCGATGCGGCATTCAAGATCGTGCAGTGGAATCCAGCGTCGATGGTCTTCGGCGCCGATATTGCGCTACCAGGATTCCAGGGAGGGTCAGACGCCACCTGGTCGCACACCGACCCGAACGTGCTCTACCACCGGGACGGGACATCGAAGCTGATGAAGCTCAACGTGTCCACGATGGTCGATACGTTGGTTTACGACTTCGCCTCTGCCTTCCCAGGCTCGCCCTATCTGGCGCGCATGTCGTCTTCCTCGGATGACAACATCTGGTGCTTCGCGCGGCAGACCACGGGCTACGTTTACAGCGGCTTTGTGGTCCTGAACATCAGCGCCAACACAATTTACCACGAGCCCGCGAGCCGGGCGGGGAATTATTTCAAGGTTCAGATCGACAAGACCGGACGGTGGATGTGGAACGTGGCCACCGACCCGAACTCAGAGTGGTGGGATCTGAATCAACCAAACACGCAGACGACCGTGCTCACACCGGGTACTGGGCACTCCGCGGTGCTGACGGGGCTCCAGGCGCAATACAACAACACCACGAACCAGGACGACCTGATTACACTGGGCGGTGCTTTCACGGGGCCGCCGATGATCTCCTGGCCCGATTGG